TTGCCTTATGTTCATGGTAATGAGTTTTATGAACCTGACGGTGCTCATGGAAAGTTTGTTTTTCAAACTCCATATCCTGGCAATGCATGCTTACAAGTAGATGGGTCAAGTTTTGGATTTATGAACCTCATGACTACTGATCCTGCCATATTTCCTTTCTTTCAGGCGCACCACTCTCAACTTTCCATGCTGCAGCCCATGATGAGATTTTTTAAAGTAACCGAGAAAATAGTAGATGGAGAAGAAAAGCTATCCGAAAAAGAAATTAACTTTGATGCCTTCGAACGCAATTTCCCGCTGCCTTTTTCTCCACAACAGATGTTCCTGTCATCTACGCAACGCGGATTGGGAGCCGGCGTCAAAAGTTTTAATTTTACATATGATGGAAGCAATCCTTTCGCAGCCAAGAAAAGCATTAAAGCAAAATTGGTAATTTTTGCTAATAGTTTTGATGAACTGATGAAGTGCCGCGGCAATTGTAAAAGCGCTGACGCGTCCCAAGGTTATAGATATATTGACTTAGCCTTAAAGACAGGAGGCCCACGTATCGGCCAAACCAAGGGAAGCACCTCCGGGTGCGGACAAACCGAGACGGATCCATTAGCATGCGCCCCTACCAATAGTGGATTACCAGACGACTATCAGCAACAGAATACGACCAGCAATGAAGATCCCTTAGATAAATTAAACTTTCGACTGAAAGCTGTAGTGGGTTATGCTCCACCCCCCAATTTATCTACAGACTATGGAAGAGGCAATACTAGTATGAGCCGTCTTACTGCCGATTTGGACTTTTATGGGATTGAAAATCGCGGTAATGGCATAGGCAATTTGGCCGCGGCCTTTCAAGGCACCTCAGCTACGGAACAATATAATAGTATACGAGCGGCAGTCGATAGTAGTTTTGTAACGTTGAATCTAACCCCCACTACTCATGATTTTAAATTTGATGAGATGGGGAGAGTGACTTTTACTATTAATTATTTAGCATATGTAGAAGATTTCTTTGATCAGCGTCATTTTAATATCTTCACCAATCTTGAAATTGCTAAGTTCATGTTAATACGACGTATGAGATTTGACAAGCTAAAGAAAGTATGCAATAATGAAGAAATCAACGATCTTAAAGAAAAAGAAAAAAACGAAGTTGGCCAAAACAAACTCAGCAATTTGAAATCTTTAACTCAAAATCTCTTTAACACGGGAAGAGTGCAGTTTTATAATATTAGCTATGATCAACTGAAGACGTGGGAAAGTGAGGGCCCTTATGCTAATATGGAATCTAGTGTTAATATTCGTTCTAGCAGCCCAAAAGCCGCAGATGAGATAGCCGCTAGAATTGAACAAGATGTAAATATTCAATTGGCAGGGGACGCCGCCGACACACCAACAGGCCCCGAGGGACATACGAAGGTTTTTACTAAATTTATAATGGACACCAATGCGCAAGCGATCCCATTTTTTTATGTAGGGGACTTATTAGACACTATTCTAGAGGGAATCGATGCATATTTAAGTGAAAATGGGATGCAAAACATGATTGATCAGATAAATGCCCCCGACACTCCAGCAGCTAACCGTATAGCCGAGATAACTGAATGCGATAAAGAATATGAAAAGTATAAACTCAGAAAATTTGCCGATGAATTTAAAAGATTTAGAGCGGTGCTGGGTCCAGTAGAGATTGTGAATCCTACTAATGTAAGTGACTCACAGTTTGTTAATTTGGGTGATTTGCCAATCTCTATTAAATATTTTAATGAATGGCTTACCTCTAAGCTGTTGAAGAAGGACCGAGCCGTGTACACTCTTCCTCGATTCTTAAATGATTTTTTTAATCACCTTATAAGAAATTTTCTCAATAATGATACCTGCTTTAATTATAATATTAAGCAAAAAATTAAACTTAATCAGGCCGCTGTGACAGACTATACCTCCCCCGATACTGCCGAATTTAAAGCAGCAGCACAATTTGAGGGGATGGATACGTTAACATATCACACGTTTCTGGCTAACTGGAGACGCCGGCAAGGAGGAGATACCGCACTATATAAGCCTATTAAATTAGTGCCCCTGGGTACGGCAAATATTCCTACGCAAGACGGTGGCTATGGAGGACAGGGAGAACTAATGGCACCACTCTTAAATATCTCGGGCCCAAACCCCGGAGATCCGCGCCATGTTGCGGCATCGCTGGAAGATGTCGGCGGCATTGATCGCGAAACCAACTATATGATCTATTATGCCGGCCGCACGCGACCCACCGAACTCATGACAGGCAATATAATAAAAGATGCACGAAATGGAATTATGCACTTTAATCACGGCCAAGACGTAGGGATTGTGAAAAAGGTCGAACTCAACAAGACCTCCTCTCCCGGTCTTGCAGAAGTACGCTTTGAGCAAGACGGCTGGGATGGCCAAGATGGCTTAGAACAGTTGAGGGTTATGTATGATACTACTATTTCTACATTTTGTTTGCCTAATGTTTTTCCCGGCCAATATTTATACGTGGATCCCCGCAGCTTCTCTCCCAGTGAAGGCTCGAATTATGGGAAAAAATATGATTTGACAGGGTTGGGTATTGGGGGGTACTTTATGGCTTATAAAATTGAACACCGCCTAGGCGTAGGAGAAGCAGAGACCACTATCCATGCTAAATGGGTAGCCTCGGTAACGAAGGATGATCAATGTGGAACAGATAGTAGTGATTTTGCAGAGGGAGGCGACGATCCCGTACCAGGAACGGATGATGTGGACAGCCGTGATCCAGCCACCATTGGAAAATGTCAGGAAGCCCGCTTGGAGCGCCATGGCAATGCCCTTCGAGGAGTACAAGAGATCGAGGCCTCCGCAGCCCAAGGCGATAACGTGGGGGAAGCCGGCATGTGGGAGACTTGGAGTTCATGGGTAACCTTTGTATAGGAAATTAAACAATGTCACTTTATTTTGCCGAAACCAATGATGAATCTACGATAGATCTTTTTCGAAAAAGGCTTATCTATTTAGGACTTGTAACGCGAGACAACCCCAAACATGTAGTAAACTTTCATATAGGTGAAAAGTTTATGTACGGGCGTGTAAATCAATTGAATGTTCCTATTATAATTGTCTCTCCATCTATGTTGGGGGGACTCAAATCATTTAATGCTAATCTTGGACAGCAAAAAAATTTTTATGCCAATGCTTTTGTTGTCGATGCTTTTCACGATCTGGTAAAACAATATCGCTATAGTGCTTATAACGGTAAAATTGCGACCGGAGACGAATTTTTAAGCGAACTTCAAATTTATAAAGCTTTTGAAAATCCCAACGATCTATACAACCAACAGATCCTAGGATATGGCATAGCGCTTAAAAAATTATTCCAACAATCTCAGACAAATGTAGCCAATTTTCACGAGTTTGTTGATCATCTGATCCTTACTTTAGAACAAAGCGTATACCGCACCCCTTTTACTCAAGCGGCATTTGTTAAGAGTCGATATTGCCCCATGAACGCGTCAGGATTTGCGATAGAAATCGCAGATTTGGATCCCATAAATGATGCTGAAAAAATGCAAAAGTTTATTGAAAGTCCCAATTGGGAATATTTTGTAAACATTTGTAATCAATTTGGATTTATGATTGATCAATTTGTTCCATGGAGAATAGTGGCGGATATAGATTCCGAAGGAATGAATAAATATGCATCTGCCTATGGCGCCACTACTACTGGCAAAATCTTAGACATGATGTATACTCCTGTTCATCGACAAAACTATAAAGCCTTTAAGCAGATTCTCCTTAATCTTTATAATGAGGTTAAAAGAGAATTTGCACAGAGCGAAACTTGTACACGCTGGCAAGAACGCAACGAGATTATACAGACTGGCGATATCGTTACCCCTACGTCTTATACCTTAGAAGAGCTTTCCGCTGCTTACTCCGATCAATATTTCCTTAAGCTCTATTGTAAAATTCGATTTTTAGAAGAAGAGAGCCAATTTAAAGATTTCGAAAAAACTATTCTTATTGACGAGTGCCAAGATATGTCCCGTTCTCAAGGAACAATGGCGGCCGTGGATTATTTTGAAAGAATTATCAATAAACCATTTGACTATATGGGCTCTATGAGTTATATTAAGAAACAGGTACTTGCGCAAACGGCGGAAGAACAAGAAGAACAGGGAATCCCGGTCAGCGATACAGATGATTTTTCAGGCTATTGACGATAAATCAGAATGCATTGGAGTTTATTGCGATGGTAAGTTATATTATGATGACTTTCCAGCGCCGTTGTCTCAAACGTGGAAATACACAGGATCATTAAAAGATTCTGAATGTGAATATGCATGGCTGCTATGTGAAGGGTTATCGCTGGCCGACGCATGCCCACCGGATTTGACAGAGCCATTGCGCAAAGCGCAAAAGCGTTTGCAAGCCTACTTGAAATCATTTCAATTGGCCAAGATTAATATGCGCGACCATTGTATTTTTGATTTGGTCCCGGAAGATTTTCTTAAAGAATTTTGCGAGATCAAAAATAAAATCACCGAACACGTCTTTGCAACACGTCCACGACCCGAGAGCTATGAACATCTAGAGGATATCCATAAGCTGCTATATAAAATTCAATATCAGAACCTTAATCTCAATAATGAAGATTGCAAAGAACTCCACTACCTCTCCAGCAACCGCCGGCGCGCCACTGCGATTCTGCAAGGGCCACAACATATTGATTATAACCTTTTTGGAACGGTCACAGGGCGCCTTACAACGCGCTCAAAATCGTTTCCCGTACTGACACTCCAAAAGGCTTTTCGAAAGCTTCTGAAGCCCCGTAACGACTGGCTATTGTCATTAGATTATAACGGTGCGGAAGTACGAACCTTCATTGGGCTAGCTGGAGAGGAGCAGCCCCAAGAAGATGTACACGAATGGCATATCAAGAATCTGATTGCCGAGGAAATCAATCGTGAAGACGCTAAAATTAAATTTTTTGCATGGCTCTATAATCCCGATGCCAACCATAATGAATTTAGTATTTATCATCGGGAAAAAGTACTTGACAAATGGTATGATGAGGGCTATATTAATACTATGTTTAAGCGTCGGATTCAAGTGCATGAAAGAAAGGCCCTGAACTATTTAATTCAAAGCACGACCGCCGATTTAGTAATGGAAAGAGCAATTGCATTGGATAGGTTTTTAGAAGACAAAAAATCTTTTATTTCTCATATCGTGCATGACGAGGTGGTTATCGATCTCGCCGACGAGGAACGTGATTTGGTGCCGGAGATAAAAGAGATTTTCGCACACAATAAATTAGATACCTTTTTGGTGAATCTCTCATGCGGCAAAAATTATGGTGAGCTAAAGGAGCTACAGTTATGATTTCAGTTATTGGCATCGGCAATGCGGCTTCCGCCATCGCAGCCAAATTTAGCGAGATAAAAAATTATGAGGTATACCAACTTAATGATAAGATAGAGGAAAACACTGCGCATCAGTTTAAGCTGACGTCCTTTCCCCGACCAGAAGAATATGAAGTGAACGTCCCTGACGTAAGTAAATTTTTTGGGGATGTGCGCGGCCGCGTGCAAGTCTTTGTAATGGGCTCGTCAATGAGTTCTAACTACACATTAGGTCTCTTAGGCCAGATTAAAGCAGGAGAAATAGATCTCGTCTACATTAAACCGGATATAGAATTGCTAACAGGGACGCCCCAACTCGTAGAAAATATAACATTTGGAGTGCTGCAGGAATATGCGCGCTCGGGTCTTTTTCGAAGTATTACTCTTATTTCTAATTTGAGTCTCGAAAAAGTATTAGGCGAAGTACCGATTAAGACTCACTATGAAGTCTTGAACGAATTTATCTTTTCGACTTTCCACTATCTGAATTATTTTGAATTTACTGATCCAGAGATCGGGACTGTCTCCAAAGCTTCCGAGGTTAATCGCATTCGCACCATTGGAATGCTCGACGTAAAAAATCTTGAAGAAAAATGGCTTTTTGACCTTGACAACGCCCGCGAAATCGGTTATTATATATGTATAAACGAAGAGAAATTAGCGACCGAAGGAGGGTTGCACAAAAAGTTGGTCGATATGCTTAAAGAGAAGCCGAAAAATGCTTACAAGAAAATCTCATATGCAATTTATGAGACTGAACATGATGACTTTGGGTTCTGCGTTGCCCACACAAACGTAGTACAAACACAAAAAACACTTGACTCTTCAAGTTGAGTGTGGTATACTTTATTCACAAAAGGAGAAATTGAATAATGTCAATTGATATGGAGCTTATGCGCCGCAAGCTCGCAACTTTGCGCGGTGAAAACAAGGGTGATTCTAACTCTGTTTGGTTCAAGCCAGACGAGGGAGACACCGACATTCGGATCATTCCAACTAACGACGGAGATCCATTGAAGGAAATGTTCTTTCATTATAACGTAGGAGACCACAGAGGAGGAATTCTGTGCCCCAAGCGTAATTTTAGTGAGGCATGTCCTATCTGCGAATTCGCTTCTTCGCTTTGGCGAGAAGGAAGCGATAACAACGACGAGGAAAGTAAGAAGCTTGCAAAGTCACTCTTTGTGCGTACTCGCTACTTCTCCCCTGTTGTGGTTCGTGGTCGAGAAGACGAGGGAATTAAGGTATACGGCTATGGTAAGACCGCAT